TCGCTATAGTGCGCGGGCCCGACGATGTCGCTCGCCGGGCCGGCTCCCGGTGTTGGCCGGGACGGAACCTCATGGATTGGTCAGGAGGTCCCTGTGGCGAAGGGTGGAACTGCGCGCGTCCGAATTCAAGATGAGCGGCGGGCTGTCGCAATGGATGTGCTGATCGGCCTGGGCGGGATCGCCGCCATGGCGCGTGCTGTCGGCGATACCGGTGTTCGCGGAGCTGCTGGCGGACCAGCTCGAGCCGCTGTGCTGCGACTGACGGCTGTGGCCTGTGTGTCACACTGTGCGGGAAAGCGTTACGGTCGGAAACTGTGTACGCGCGGACGCCGGCGAACTATGCCGGGGCCGGCCGGATAACAGTCTGAAATCACAGCATACCGGTCGGGCCGTAGCACAGTTCCGCGAGAATTGGCACCGGACCATGTTCAGGTGCCGGCACTGCGCGGTGTCCGCTAACCGTGTCGCATGGCGACCCGTCCCAAATCGATGACCCCTGGCGCGATCCGCGTCCGCCGGTTTCGCGAACGGCAGAAAGCCGAGCGTGCGCGCAAGATGGGTGCGCAGCTCGAGCTCGCGCGCACCGGCGCCGGCGAGCCCGATCTGGATCAGTGGTCCGGGCCGCCGGACGCGGCCGCGATGTGCAACTGGATCTGCGCGCGCCTGACGGTTCCGACCGGGCCGCTGGCCGGCCGGCCGTTCGAGCTGCCGGGCTGGCAACGGGAATGGCTGCACGGTGCGCTTGCGCCCGGTGTTCGCGAGGCCGGGCTGAGTGTGGCGCGCAAAAACGGCAAGTCCGGCAAGATCGCCGCTGTTCTGGTTTCGGCAATGGCCGGGCCGCTGAACCGGCCGGGCTGGCGCGGCCTGGTAACTTCCCTGCGCGGCAATCTCGCGAAGGAGCTGCGCGACGCGGTCCAGCTCACCGCAGAGGCGTCGGGGCTCGGCGACAAGGTCCGGGTGCTCAAGGCGCCGACGCCCGGCATCATCTACGGCCTGCGGGACAGCCGGATCGATTTCCTGGCGGCTGACAAGGCGACAGGGCACGCGGTCGGGTGCGACCTGGCGATCATCGACGAGGCCGGGTTGCTGGGGGAGGAAAAGCGCGAGCTGTGGAATGCGGTCTACAGCTCGATGTCCGGGCGGGACGGCCGGTTGTGGGCGATTTCGATCCAGGGCGAAGGGCCCATGTTCGCGGAGCTTCAGGAACGGGCCGCGGTCGGCCAGCAAGGGGTGTTCTGGCGCAAATGGGCGGCGCCGGCAGACTGCGCAGTCGATGACCCTGCCGCCTGGCACGACGCAAATCCGGGGCTCGCAAGCGGCATCAAGAGCCTGTCCTACATGGCGGACGCGTCCCAGAAGGCGCGCGCGGCGCCTGGCGATGAGATGTTCTTTCGGGCCTACGATCTCAATCAGGCGGTCGATCCGGGCCGGGTGACGATCGTCGGGCTGTCGGACTACGAGGCGTGCCTGGATAGGGCCGCGCCCGGTCTCGAGGGCGATATCGTGCTGGGTATCGACCTGGGCGGGTCGACGTCGATGACAGCGGCGGCGGCGTTCGCGCCCGACACCGGCGCAATGCAGGTGTGGGGCGCCTTCGGGGATGATCCGCCGTTGTCCGTGCGGGCGCGCAACGATCGCATGGGGTCGCTCTACGATCGCATGGTGCGGGAGGGCGAGCTGTGGCTGTACCCCGGCAAGGTCACGCCGGTGGTCCCGTTCATCGCAAGGGTCATCGAGGAAATCGGCCAGCGCGGCCGGCTGGTGGCGATCGGAGCGGACAGATACCGCAGAGCGGAGTGCGAGCAGGCATTCCAGCAAGCGGGGGTCCCTCCGGTCGCCGTGTACTGGCGCGGGCAGGGCGCGGCCGCTGCTGCGGACGGCTCGGCGGACGTGCGGGCGTTTCAGCGCCTGGTGCTCGAGCGGCGGCTGGCTACGCGCGGGTCCACCATGCTCGAGGCCGCGATCGCGGGCTCGGTGCTCCGGTTCGATGGCGCCGGCAACCCGGCGCTGGACAAGGCGGCAAAGAACGCGCGGATCGATGCGCTGTCTGCGGCGGTGATCGCGGCCGGGATCGGCGCGCTGATGCGCCCGGCGCCGTTGCTCGAGCGGAGGGTGCACGTTGTCTGACGCCAAGCGGTTCGATCTCCATTGCATGAACTGCAGGCGCCTGACTGTCCAGACGGTGGCCGTGGGCGATCCGGACGTGACGTGCTCCGGGTGCGGGCGGATACACAACCTGTCGCCGGAATACTGGCAACAGTTTCAGGCTCGTGGCGAGCGGCTCGTGGCGAGTTTTCATGTCGGATAATCACAAAGGCTATGCCCGCTCGCGGGCTTGGCGTCTCCGGCGGCGAGTAGTGTTCGAGAGGGACGGATGGCGCTGCGCGGTGTGCCGCCGTCTCGGCCAACGGCTCGAATGCGACCACATACTCCCAATCGCCGCCGGAGGCACCCACGAGCTGTCCAACCTGCGGGCGATCTGCCGGAGCTGCCACATGGCTGAAACCCGTCGGCAGGTGCGCAGGCACGTGGTCGGCGGGCAGGCCGATTGGGAAAGCGCCATGCGCAACCGGCGCGGCGCGGGAAGGGGAACGGTATGACTGCCAATCTGGATCAGGATCTCGTGCCGCTCGTGCTCGAGCGGCTGCGGGAGGCCGCGCCGGCGCTCCGGCACGCAGCGTCGGCGCGGCGCAACCCCGAAGAACAGGCGGACGCGGAAGCGTTCGAGGGGATCGCGGCCGCGCTCGATAGCGTGCAGCTGTTCGCGTCGACCGTCAGTCTGGCCGGTGCGGCGCCGAGTGCCTTGCCGGCGGTCACAGTCGCGGTGACGCAGGTCGAATACGAGGCGGACGTGTCGCCGAGTGGTGCCTTTCAAGTGTCCGTGGGCTTGCTCGAGGTCCGCCATTGGGTCGCTGTCGCCGACCTGATCGCCGACCGGGCGGACAATCACGACGCGCCGCTGAGTGACCTGGTCGCGGCCACGCGGGCCGTGCTGCGCGGATGGGCGCCGGCCGGAGAGCGTGTGCGGCCGGACGGGCGACGGGTGCCGTCGGGCCGCGTCGACGCGCTCGAGCTCGCGCAAAGCCGCCTGGTGGAGGCCGAGAATGCCGGCGGGCCGGCCGGCGTGCCGCGCTTCAGTGACGGCTACCGGTTCCAGTGGGTGTCGAGTGTCGATCACGCCGCGGAGCGGGCGGTGAGCGGGAATGGGTAACGCGGCGCTCCGGATCGCGTCGCTTGCCGAGCCGGTGGCGTTCGTTGCCGGCGCGCCGGAGGCGCGGGTGCGCGTCCAGGTGTTCGCGAAGGATGGCGATGTCGGCGAGTACGCGGCCGCTGACAAGGTGCTCCGGCTGCGGGCCTATCTCGGCCGCAAGGCGGAGCTCACGGCGCCGCCGGCGCCGCAGGGCGGCGGCGCCCTGGCGAGCGTATTGCTGACTGTCGGCGGCCGTGACCACTACAGCGACGCATGGCCGGGCTTCGGCGCTCGTGGCGCGCTCGAGGCCGATCCGGTGCCGGCGATCGCGAACGTGCCGCTGATGGCCGCGATCGGGCTGCCTCCGGCGCTGCTGGCGCCCGTGCAGGTGTTCGACGCGTCGGCAGTCCGATGGGTGTGGGCGGAACTGGATGACAGCGCGACGATCGACGCAATCACGCCGGACGACAGCGCCGGCCTGATCCAGACGGCGCGCTGGAGGGTGCGCGCCGACGCAGTGGCCGGCATCGCTGGCAGTTCCGTGCTGGTCGACGACAGGGGCGAGGTCTGGCGGGTGGACGGCATCGATCCGGAGCCGGCGCGTCGCACGGCGATCGTCAGCGCGCGGCGCGGCGGGTACTGATGATGGCGTTACGGATCGTCGCAAGCCTGCTTGTCGACGGCGTCCAGTCGCGCGGCGCCGGGGACTTTTCGCGACGGATCGACCGGCGCCTGGCGCGCTACGAGCGGGACGTCAATCGCGAGCTCCGGCGCCGCATGGCGCGGGCGCGGGCGGCCATGCGGCCGGTGGTCCGGCGCATCTACCAGCAAGAGCTGCGCCGCGCCGCGCCGTCAAAGACCGGTGCGCTGCGCCGCAGCGCGCGCGTGCTGTCGCGCAACGCCGGGGCCGACCTGGTCACGGCGCGGGTCCGGATGAAGGGCTACGGCTTCATCATCGATCGGGCGACCTGGTCAAAGCACAGGGGATGGGCGCGAGCCGCCCGCACGCGGGCGCTTTCCCGCATTCATGCGGAGGCCGTCGGCGTGTTGCGCGCGGCCTTTCCGCGCAATGGGAGACGATGATGCATCTGAGGTTGATGGCGGCGCTGAAGGCGCAGGCCGAGGCGCGGCAGGCATACAACGCGCTCGGGGCGGACGCTGACGAGGCCGAGCTCCGGGTCAAGCTCGAGGCCGTGCAGGCGGCCGATCAGGCGGTGGTCGAGGCGTTCGAGCAAGGCGCGGCGGCGCCGGCCGAGCTCCGGGACCGGGTTTCGCTCGGGCGGTATCTCATGGCTTTCGCCGGACAGTCGCAGGCGGACGGTGCGGAGCGCGAGTTGCGCGCCGAGCTCGGCTTGTCTGATCAGGCGCTGCCGCTCGAGGTCCTGTTGCCGACGCCGGAGGAGCGGGCCGGGCTCGAGGCGCGCGCCGACGCGGTCAGTCCGCAGAATGTCGGCGGCACGGCCGCGCTGTCGTTCGGGTCGGTGTTCCAGACCACGGGTCCGCTGCTGTCGCGGGTGTTCACGCAAACCGATACGGCGTTCCTGGGCGTGTCCATGCCAATGGTCCCGGCCGGCGAGCGTATCTATCCGGTCATGGCCGGTGGCACGGACGCCGGCATGGTCGCCCGCGGCTCGGCCGGTGCGGATGCCGGATCGGCGAAGTTCGACGTGGTCTCGGCGACGCCGCACCGGCTGACAGGGCGGTACGTGTTCGATCTTGAGGGCGTGGCGGCGCTGGGCGGCATGCTCGAGAGTACCCTGCGGTCCGACCTGCGCATGGTGCTCGGGTTCCAGATGGACAGTCAGGTGCTCAACGGGGACGGCACCGGCGCGAACGTCAGCGGCATTGTCAAAAGCCTGCCGCTGGTGCTGCCGCCCGGCGCGGTGTTCGATGGTACCGCCAAGGGCGACCCATCCGCGCAGGCGGATTGGCACTCTTTCAGGCGGATGGGGTATCGGGGCCTGGACGGGAAGTACGCTCGCATGGAAAGCGATATCCGGATCCTGCTCGGGCAGGAAAGCTATCAGCGCGCGCGAGAGGTGTTTCTGACGGGTGCGGCGGACGCAAAAGACGCGGTGATGGCGCTGCGCGAGCTCGGCGTCGCGGTGCGGCAATCGTTCCTGATCGCCGATCCGGCCGTCGCCGACATCGACGGCAACAACGACGGCAAGGGCGGCACCGCGAGCACGAAAGAGGTCCAGTCGGCGATCGCGGCGGCGGAGCCGGGTGCGGCGGTGGCTCCGGTGTGGCAGGGGATTACCATGATCCGAGACCCCTACACGGAGGCGAACAAGGCGCAAATCGTCATCACGGCCCACATGCTGTTCGATTTCGTGCTGCGGCGCTCAGACGGGTGGAAGCGGTATGCAGTCCGCACCGAAGCCTGAACGCCGCTTTGCGGAGTTCCGCGCGGATGACGCCGGCGTCGCCGGTGTCATCCTGCGCTATGGCGATCGAGCCACGTTCGGCCGCTTCACGGAACGGTTCGAGCCGGGTTCGATCCGGCTCTCGCCGGACGTGATCGCGAACCTGATGCACGATCGCATGAAGCCGGTCGCGCGCACCGGCGCCGGGCTGGTCCTGGTCGACGGGGCGGCCGCGCTCGAGGCGCGGATTGACTGGCCGGACACGGTCTATGCGAAGGAGGCGCGCGAGCTGGTCGCGGCGGGCATCATGCGCGGCTTCTCGCTCGAGTTCCGGGCCGACCGGGAGCGGTGGGACGGCGCCGAGCGGATCATCCAGGAGGCGCGCGTGTCGGCCTTCGCGATCGTCGACCGGCCGGCCTATCCGGACAGCGAAATCTCGGCGCGGTTCGCCGAGATGTGGGGCGCGGCACAGCCGCGGCCGCGACGGCGGGCGCTCTGATGACGCGCGCGTCGCCGGACTACGACAGCCTTGTCGAGCCGGTGCTGGCAACCGGATCGCGCGTGGCGAAGGGCAAGCAACTGGCCGCCCAGGGCGCCGCGATGAGGGCGGCGCTGGTGGCAAGTCGGGTGCTGGGTTCGCCGGATGATGATATTCCGGCGCCGGTGATGACGGCCGCGTGCGTGCTGTTTCCGGCCGCGCAGGCGGTCATCGCCCAGTACGTGGCCGTTCACACGGCCGAGACCGCCCGGCCTCCGTCAGTCGTGCAGGACGCGGCGCTGGTGCGGCTGTTCGGGTGGATGTTCGAGAACGATCCTGCGGACGGCGACAGTCAGGGGGGGCTGCGCCGATCCGGCGCGGCCTCGTTGCTGTCACAGTGGCGGGTGGTAGGTGCCTCGTGATGTGGCCGTTCAAGCGCGCAGAAACAGCCGTTCAACAGCCGCCGGCGCCCGTCGAGGCGCGCGCCTTCACTGACGTGGTCACGAACGCGCTGCTCGAGGCGGCGACGGACAGCGCGGCCGACGGCTACCTGGCCGCGCTCGAGATTGCCGCCGGCCAGCTCGCGCGAGCCTTCGCGTCGGCGACGCCGGCCGGATCGGACGCAGGGATGTTCGACGCCGACGTGCTGGCACAGATCGGGCGGGCGCTGCTCGAGGATGGCGAGGCGGTGTGGTTCCGGGTCGGGCAAAAGCTGGTGCGCGCGGAAAACTACGGGCTCGATCCGGACGGGCGCTATACGATCAACAACGCGGCCTTCAACGCGACCGTCGAGGGGTCGCGCGTCATGCATGCAAGATGGGCGCTGGACGTGGCGTCCAGGCGCGGGCGCTCGCCGCTCGCGACGGCGCGGACGCTGCGGCAGCTCATGGAGCGGGTCGAAAAGTCGCTGTCGGACGAAAGCAACGCCGCTGTCGGCTACCTGCTTCCGATCCCGCAGGACGGCGCGGCCGGCAATGCCGAGCGGCTGCGGGCCGACCTGGCCGGGCTCAAGGGGCGGATCGCGGTGATCGAGACCACGCGCGGCGGCTGGGGCGAAGGCGCGGCGGCGGCGCCGCGCCGGGACTATGACCTGGCGCGCATGGGGCCGGCCTACCCGGACAGTTCGATCGCGCTGTTCCTGGCCGCGCGGGACACCGTGCTGGCCGCGTGCGGCCTGCCGGTGCAACTGGTCAATCAGGGCGACGGTACAGGGCAGCGCGAAGCGTGGCGCCGCTACCTGCACGGCACGGTCGCGCCGCTCGGCGAGCTCGTGGCGATCGCGGCGCGTCGCGCCGGCCTGGATGTCACGCTCCAGTTCGATCAGCTGTTCGCGTCGGACATACAGGGCCGCGCGCGGGCGTTCCAGTCGCTGGTAAAGGCCGGGTTGTCAGTCGAGGCGGCTGCCGCGGCGAGCGGCATTCTGGATTTGGGCGATTGATCGCGCGATCGGGCGGATGTTCGACGCCGCGGCGTACAAAGGAGTGACAGGCATGCGGGAAATGGCGATCACCGCCGAGTGGCAAGAAGCGAAGGCCGGGCTCCGCATGGTGGACGGTCGGACCTACGTCATCCAGTTCCAGGGATCGCTCGAAGCGATCATCGAAGCGGTAGACGTCGAGGGGGGCGGTCCGCCGGCCCGGACGGACGCGCCGCTGCTCTACTTCAACCGCGACACGAACCCGTGGCAGGGCGATCTCGAGTTCACGGCCCGGGCCGGGTGGACCTGGTGGCTGCGCACGCGGCGCGGCGGCTCCAAGGTCGTCTCGGCGATCGTGTAGGGCTCGGCGCGAATTGTGGTGTAAAGTTTGCGGGCGGCTCTGTGAGGAGCCGCCCGCAGTTGTTTCAATCCGCTTGTCGAGGTCTTCATGAAACAGACCCATCTTCACCATACCGATATCGATAGTCAAGCGCCGAGTGTAACGCTTGCTCCGGGGCCGGCGGTTGCTGGCGTGAGACGGGTGTCCCGCGTGGTCGCCGGCCGGGCCGGGCCGGACGCGCTGCTGGTGCTCCGGGCGCTTGCGGTGCGCGCCGATGACGCCGGGCGCGGCGGTGTCGCCGACGGCGGCGCGGCCGAAGGCGCCATTGCCGGCGTCGCCGGGCTGTCGCGCAAGGCTGTTCGGCGAAAACTCGCGTGGCTCGAGGGGCAGGGCTACGCCGAGCGGTGCGGGCGCTCGCCGGTGTTGTGGCGCCTGGCGCCGGAGGGCCTGTCATGAGCGGCCGCGGCCGCGTCGCGGCGGGCTTCCGGTTCATCAGCGCGATCGATCGATCGCGCAACTATATCCCGCCGGCGTTCAAGTCTGTGCTCGCCTACCTTGCGCGCCGGGCCGGGCGCGATGGCAAGGCGTGGCCGTGCCAGGCGCGGATCGCGGACGAAACCGGGTTTTCAGTCCGGACAGTGCAGCGGGCGTTGGCTTGGCTCGAGGCTCACCGCTTTCTCGCGCGTGCCGGTGGCCGGCGATGGCGCGGCATGCGCGGCCGCGCGGTGGTGATTTGGCGTATCGTGTTGGAAACATTGACGGACAGAAAACACGACAGAGTGTCGCCGCTAACTGCCAAGGTTATATATTCTGTGACGCGATTGCCCTTGGCGAAGGCCGCAGGGCCGGCCAACGGGCCGCTGTGGGCCTCGCAACAAGCGTTGGGGGATCGCCACAGCCGTCTCGCTGCGGTCATCGGGTGGGGTCACGTCCAAGCGATGACCGAAATCGAGTTCGATCAGGCTTACGAGCAGCAATTCCATGCCGCCTAGCCGCGATCCAGTCTCGCGCCAACCGGGCTACGCTCGCCGCGTGGCGCGGTGCACGTCGCCTGTGTGTTCCGCTCGCGTGGTGGCGCTCCAGATCGCACTTGGCTGCGGCCTGGATTGTATCCTCGCGCACCCCGGCGTCGTGGTGGCGTGCGGCGCCCGGGAGGCCGGCGAGCCGTGCGGATCGATCGTGCCGATGTTGTGGGCGCGGCGCCGGGGTGGCTGGTGATAGCGCGGCAGACTGGCGGGGCGTGGCTACGGCGGGCGCGCTGCGGATCACCTGGCGTGATGGAGCCGGCGTGGCGATCCGGCCGGAGATGCTGGTCCAATGAGCGGCGCGCGCGGGGACCCCTGACCTCCCTGCCGCCTGGGGGTGCGACCGCGGGGGGACCTCCCTTTTCGCTGTGTACTCCCCTCCCCGGGCCGATTCGGGCCGCAATTGTGGCCGCGTTACCACTGGCGGCGGCGGAGCGTTACCGGCGGGCGGAATGTGCGCTGAAAAAAAAT